GAAGAAACCAGATCGGCGATCACGTCATTCGACGCGAACAGATTGCTCACCGCCACATTCAACCCAACTTCACTTCCCCCGGCGAAGGTGCAGGGCGAAATAGCCGTGGCATTCGTCCCGTTCCATACGAAGGTTTGCGTGGTGACGACGTTCGCTCCCGGCTCCGGGAAATAACACCCTCCGATCACATTCGACGGCCATGCGAAGGTGTATCCTCCGGTCGCGTTCTCCGCGATCTGAAAAGTCACATAGGCCGGTGCCGATACTCCAGTCACCGAAAGAGGAAGAGAGACGGCATTGCCAGAGAGCGTGAACGAGATCAGCTCATTCTGTGCGGTCAGGGTGAAGGTGGGCGTGGGCGAATAAGGAACCACGACGGAGAGCGTCGAAGCTCCTCCACCGATGCCGTTGACCGTATACTGCGTCGACCCTGCGGAGCAGTTGAATCCGCCGTTCGACTTCACACTGAAGGTGTAAGCCTGCCCGGACTGGATCCAGATGTTTGCTGTTCCGCCAGCCGTCAGAATTACAGGATTGGCGTTTTGCGTGACTCCGGTGGAATCGGTGTAGGTAGCCAGCGGCGTAGTGGTCCCTGAAGCGTACGTGAAGACGCAGCCGAAGGCATTGGGAGTTCCATTCTGCAAGTAGGAAGAGAACTGCGGGATCGGGGCCAGCAGGACGGAGGTCTGGGAGTGGGCGAAGGAGGCGCAGAGGAGCAGCGCCGCGGCAAAAATAAGGACAGGAATGCGGTTGGAGTCTTTGGGCTTCATAGGATTTGGTATGTTGGCTTGGGAGTTACTTGCGGAACGAAGTCAGTGTGGACTACCTTGGTGGCAATGGTTGAAGCGATCGTTCTAGCCTGCATTTGCGCATACTTGGCTGTCGCGGCCGTTCATGCTTGGGACAACAAACAAGCGAAGAAGATACGTGACGCACGCCACAGCGGGAAATCCGCATCCGAAGTAATCGCAGAGGGCAAAGCCAATACGCTTCACGGTTGGGACTGATCCGCCGGTTCCCCTTGCTTCCCCACCAGCGCGCCAAATTGATCGGCGTAGGCTGCTACCCTGGCATTGGCGGCGTCGAGCGGGATTCCGCTGCCTCTATGCACGGCAATTGCGAGTCGCGATTTAACAATCGGATCGTCCAGCGCCGCTTTCATCACTCCCGCAACGGCCGCTAATTTGTTGCTGCCCGTAACCGCTTTCGCCGCGCCAGCGGCGACCGGTGTCCCGATTCCAAGAAGTTGGTGATTACTGATGCGGTTGACCGCTCTTTCGAGAGAGGGCTGTAAATCGAGAAGCTCGCTCTCCGCACCGTTAAGATTAGAGAGTTCAGGGAAGGCCATCGCCAGCTCTTCCTTCAAACCACGCGCGAGGGCCTTCTGCGATTCGATTGATGCGCTTTGCAACTCGCCGTAAGCTTTCGAATCGAGTTGCCGGTACGTGCCCGTTTTCATCGCCTGCGCATCCTCGGCGTTGATTGGCGCAAGGTTCTTTGGTCCTTGTGCGCCAGGGGGAAGTGGGCTCGTCGAGCGATTGCGCAAGAATTCATCACGCGAGTCGGCGATCGCCGCGAGATCGGCATCTGGATTGACCTGATTCGCGAATTTATTTTCAAGTCCCTGCGTGCGCGCCGCGACGGCGGTTGGACTGATCGGCCGGGTTGGGTCGGCCTGAATTTGTGCCGTGATCTTTTGATTCAGGTCGTCAATTTTCGAGGCGAGCGTTTCAATCCCCGCTTTACTCACCGGGATTCCTTGCTCCAGGCCTGTGTTCACAATACGTGCGCGCTCAGCCGGATTTAGTGTGGTCGAGGGCTTGAGTGCGCTTTCGTAAGCCGCTTCGGGAGTGCGACCAAGCAAAAGGGGTTTCGTGATCACCGCAGAAGGAATGGCGTCGGCTGCGGCCCCCGCAATTTCCGGTGCTGCCACGTTGGTTGCGATCCCCGCTGTCATGCCAGCGCCTTTCGCATACTGCCCGTTCTGCATCATGTCGCCAGCCGCATCCGTTTGAGGCCCCAACACGGGGAGCATGTAATTCAGAAAATGCCGAATTCCTTGGGCATAATCTCCCCGATCGAACGCGGCCTTCGCTTTTTTCTCCACATCCCCCTGATTCTGGAGAACAGTGGCCGCAGTGTCGATGGGGTGATAAAAGGCTTGATCGACGCCCTTGATCGCAGAGACAGGATTCACTTGGTTCCACCATTCCTTCGCGAAATCCGAAGCAGAATCGAGCCACGAGCGGGGCGCGGGCGGATTGTTGTCGCCGCCACTGATAAGCGTCGCGCCTGGAGGCAACGCCATCGAAAGCGGTGGCTGAGAACCGCCGCTTACTAAAGTCGCTCCCGGAGGAAGCGTCATTCCAGTATCTGACATTTTAATTGCCGCTTAATTTCGTGTAGTTCGCCAGGTCGGCCGTGTCTCCGCTTCCTTTGTACTGATATTTCTGGTCGCCGATCTCGATCACATGGCCACCACTACCGCCGCCCGTCGTCTGCGGAGATAACTTATTCAACGTTCGCTGCGCTTCGGGAGTGATGAATCGCTTCTGGAAGTCATCGCGCTGCATCGTGTTTTTGTACTGATTTTCGATGGAGCCGATCTTCGAGCGAAGCAACTGTGCCGTCACCGCGGCGTTATCTTTAAGCTGTTTGTTTCCGAGACTCGGATCGAAGTCCGCCGCCGTGGTTCCCCGTTCGCCTTCGCCGCCGCCACCTTGTACATAGGCTGCGGTCAGTTCCGGGCCGACTCGATGAATGATCGTGTTGAGCGTGGTGACAGGAGTGTCACCGGCCTGGACGCCGATCTTGTTCGCGATCTCGCGCAACGCTTTCACTCCTCCGTCGCTATTGTGCAGCGCGTCGATGGCATCGTTCAGAACTCCCACGTGGCCAAGGGCCGTATTGATGGCATTGATCTGCGTTGCTTCCGGCCCCGAAGTCATTGCGGTCATCATCTTGTTGCGTGCGGGGAACATCGTCTCGTCATGGGTGGGATCGATCTTCTGCACCCACTCGCTGATCGCGCTGTTGACGGGATTGTTGCGTCCCGCTGGCGGCAATGCTTGACGGTAATCGACGATAGCCTGAACCCGCCCGCGGATCGCTGGAGGAACGTCATTAATGGAAGGTGTGCCGGCCGCGCCCCCGCCGCCCGCGCCCGAAGCAGTGGGACCGAGACCGCCCCCATTCGCATTCATGTTGATATTGAATTGCGGCACCAGGGTCTTCATGTGCTCGTAGGCTCGATTGAATGCAGTATCTTCGGGGCTGAGGGGCTGACCGGCATTTTGCCGCGCTTGATTCATCACGTAGCGGCCTTCGAGCATCGCCGGACTCATCACGCCGCCATTAATGCTTGAGACTTCTCCGGTGTCGGCATGATAGACCGCTCCGAGTTCCGGGAAGGGAATAAGATTCGCTTTGCGCGCTTCCGCTTGCGACTTCGCTGCTGCACTCGTCTTTTCCTGCGTAGCAGCTAATGCGGCCGCTTCCGACATGACTTGCTTATGCAATCCCAGCTCTGCCGCCGCCTGATCTAAATCTCTCTCGTCAGTTAAGACTGGTTTGAAGTTTCCGATGGGGATTCCCAGGCTGTTCAGACGGATCAATTCTTTCTGGTAGGCCATTTGCGCTTCGGGCGTGATGGGACGGGGCGCGTTGGCGGCAGAGTCTTGGAGGGCCGCTTCGGTAGAAGTAGGAGTGGCGCCGGGTTGTGGGGCCCCAAGCGATTCGGGTGTGCCCGGAGGAGCGGAACCGGTTTGAGGCGCTGGCGTACCTGCGGGTTGACTCTTGAGCAGGGCTTGCGCCGCAGGCATATTCGGCAGCATTGCCGCGGGCATTCCATTGGTTCCTGGGACGGGAGGTCCGAGGGGATTTTCAGCGCCGGAAACTGGAGAGGGCGCAAGTGGCGTCGATGTAGCCTTCGGTGCGCTCTTGTCCTGAATGTCGCGGACTGAGTTCAGGCTGTTCGCGATTTCGTCGTTGACTTTGTCGGCGTGCGCGAGCTGCGCGTCGCTCAATCCCAGAACTGCTTTCTGCATCTCGACCTGCTTCATCCGCATGGTGGCGATGTTGGCGGGATCGGCTCCTTGTTCGAGCATGGCGTTGTACAAACCTTCGGTGTCGAAGCCGATGGGCTTGCCATTCGCGTCTTTCTGCACGAACTGAGGCGCTAGCTGGCGGCGGGTCATCTCATCTTTCAGGGCGAGAGCCTGCGCTTGATTAGAAGTCTGCTGGGCTTCGGTCTGGGCCTGGATGGCCTGTTGGCGCGCAGCTTCGGTTTGAAGGGATGCGGCTCGCTGAAATTCTGCGAGCGCGTCCGGCGGAGGAGCCGGTGCCGGTTTGTTCACGTCGAGTTCGGGAAGTGGAATGGTTACGCCCATAGGTTTATAAGCCGTAAGGATTCAGCGTCGGAGCCGATCCCGGAATCGCGAGCGGATTGTAAGGCGCGGGAGCACCGATGCCAGCGTAGGGATTGGCCGTGGGAGACGGGGTTCCCGGCACATCGACATACGGGTCGCCGGTGAGTCCGCTGGAGTTGTAGTTCAGAATTCCCCCGCTGTTGGTGCCATAATTCGGGATTTGCGAGAGCACCAAGCCTTGCGTGACTCCATTCGCCACACCGTTCAGCATGTTCGAGTAGGCGTTGGCTTGTCCCACGTCTCCGGCTGCGATGGCTGCGCCCTGGTTGTTCAGTTGCGAGGCTTGCTGCTGGCCGCCGGTCAAATACAGGTTCGAAAGGTTGTTGGCTGCCGACTGCCCGAAGGAACCGAGCTGCTGTGTCGCCGAAAGCCCGCTATTGACGCCCTGTCCAGCGGCGTTCAGGTTCGTCAGAAATTGGGTGAGCGCATTCTGGTAGGCCTGCTGGTAGGTGGTAGTTGCTAATCCCTCGCCGAATTTCTGCAGCGCCGTGCCGGTGTTCCCCGACATGAGGTTCCCGGTGGCAGCCGCATTTTCATCGATCGCCTGTGTCCCCGTCTGCAGGTTGAACTGGTAGCCGGGAGTCTTTTCCGCTTGCGCGAGCGTCGGCGCGGTGAACGGATTTTTGAGAAGGTCGGCATAGGCGTTGGCCGAGGTCGAGCCGAGTTGGAGATAGGGCTGCTCCGCCGTCTGCTGGCCGGTCCACTCGTTATTCTGGAAGGTGACGCCCGCCTGCTGATTCTGCTGTTCAAGCTCTTGGGCTTGCTGGGCATAGGTTTTCTGGGCTTGGGCCGCATTTCCGGCGGCGTTGCCCTGCATGATTCCTCCGGCAATGGAGGAGCCGATACCAGCGACGGCGGCGATGGTGCCAGTGATGGACATATGGGTTTAGAATTTAGAAGTGCTAGAGGTCTCGATCAGTCCGGAGGATGCCTTTCCGCGGCAAGTGCGAGTGCTGTGTGGACATTTCGTCTCGACGGGAAGCGTGCGGGATACCATTCCGCCGCCGCGGGACTGGACGATTTTGCTGTTGATGCCGGAAATCTGTGACTGTTGCCTCATCATGCGCGAGGCCAACAATCTATGAAGCACCGTTCCATTGAATTCACAAAAACTTTTTCTCCAGTCGCCGGAAAACTAATAGCTATTCGCATTGACTGGCGCGAGCGCGGCAAGAAAAGAATCAAGTTCATTCCCGAAACCGATTACCGATATGCCCGCTCCATGGCTTCGAAAACTACCTTCGGAGGATTTATTAAGCGATGAACCGCCGCAACTTTCTCTCACTCTTTCCCGCTGCCGTCGCTGGCATCGCGTTGCACGAAGCGATCCCGTTCAATCGGGTGTGGAGCTTCCCGTCGAAGATCGCAGTGCCACAGTCACCGTTTGATTTCAGCGAGAATTATGAGAACTCGTTTCGGGAACTGAATCGAATAATGGACCAGTGGCAGAATGCGCGGCAATTCTGGTATCGCGACCCATCGGGGCGAATCTGGATGTGGCCCGAAGGACAAACCGCGCCGATAAAAGTGAGTTACGTTGCCGATCCTGCCGAGTTTCGCTCAGTCGAGGCTACAGCACCTTCTGCCTCACCACATCTGTCTTTTCCCATCCCAGCGCGTCGAGCAGTTCGCCCGACTCAAAATGTAATTTCGTTGAGATCGTAGCTTTCTTCACGCCTTCCCGTCGCAACTCGTTTTCTGCGAAGCGCAGCAACTTGGCTCCCGCGCCGCCTTTCCGTTCACCCGGGAGAAGATAGAACATATCTGTCGTGGAGACTTTGCCGCCGTCTTTATTGTGCGGATGATGTGAGATCACGATGCCCACGTAGTAGCCGATCAATTTGCCGTCGCGCCGCGCGGTGACGACTAAGAGGAAGTGATTCCGCTCCAAGTTGAAATAAAATTCATGGTCGCAGCCCATGGGCATAACGTCTTTATGCAGGGCGAGTTCGTCAAAATGGACCCGGAAGATCGGTTCGGCCTCGCGCTGCATGGCGGCCCAGGATTCGCGCTGGAAGGTCAGCATTAAGCTTGCGCAACGGGGCCGTAGATGCCGAAACTGCGCCAACGAGAGCCCCAGATCAAGGTAAGGGAAAGCTTCGAGTGGCCAACCTGATACAGGTTGTCGCCATGAACGGTCACCGCGAATCCGACGCCAAAAAGAACCAGCGAAAATATCATGGTTGCTTCCTCCAGCCTCAGCTTATACCGCGACTGCCTTCACAATATCGCCCACCGTCTCAATTCCCACTTCTTTCTCCCGTGGAACTTCGCACTTGAGCATCAATTCCATGAATCCCAGCGAGTCGACTCCCAGCGAATCGAGCGTGGTGTCGAGCGTGATGCCGTCGATTCCCAACTCGCTCTGCACGGTTTCAATAATTTGCTCTTGCGTCATCCGACCTTGTACCAGTCCGTTCCGTTGGATTTGATCTTGAAAGACTGCCACTGCGCCGTCAGCGTTAGCGGGCCTTCCGGTAGGTTTCCGCCGACTCCGGCTAGGGTAAAGGTATTCCCGTCCGCCGAGATTTTCTTGTACGTGATTTCCTGATTCTGGTTCGTCTGCCCGGTGGAGGTGTTCAATCCGGCTTCCGGGGGATTCTCTTCGTAGCTGCCTGCCGAGGTGTCGACGAGTCGCAAAGGAGCAACTTGCTGTGTCTCCAGTTCCCAGAACTGCATCTCCGGGCGAAGGTCCGCATGTTTGGTCGGCGGAAGGCGGCGGATGGTCTGGGTTGTCGGCATCAGGCACTTAGAGGTTCGAGTGTGGCGATCGGAAATACTGCGCGGCACGCCGATCCATCCTCGGCCAGCCATTCGCATTCCACGGCCTCAATGCCCTCATCGGCAAACCCTAAAACTGCCATCAACGGGCCACCGCTCTTGAGAACAATAATGTCTCCGTGATCGAACAGTTTCCCCATAGTTCACGTGATCTTCCTTACCTGCTCGCTCAACCGTTCGCCCTTCTTGTAGATCGCCTCTCCGTTGCAGGTTGCATTCAGATAAGCGTCGGCGATTCGCCACGGGATCGGATCGGAGCCACTCAGGGCAAAGGATCGATTCCTTGATCGCCCGAGCTTCGTTTTTCGGATTCGCACATTCACATCGCCCGCCTGCCCGCAGTCGAGATAGTACGAGTTGCTCTTGACGGTGACGTTGTCAAACCATTCCAGAATCACTTGCGGGCCGCGCGGCTGGCCGTCTCCATCGAGCAAGGGCGGCTGCGGTCCGAGGCCTTTCTGGATGTCGAACTGAATCTCCTCGAAGTAAATCCACTCGTTTTCCGCGGAGATATTGGGACTGCGCCGGTACCAGCGCAGCGGATTCCCGAAGTCGGTGTAGAGATTGATCGACATCTGGTAAATGTTGCCGGAGACCCAATCTCCAACCAGGTGCACCCCGCCAAACTCCATGTGCGAGGTGGAGCGGTGCGCCGAGTAGGTTCCATTCGCGACTTGCCAAAAGCCGCGCTTGTGCCAGAGCGACGTTGAAAAGTCGTACACCCATGTCACGTTCGCGGAAGGGAAGCGGATCACCCAGAAGTTATGCCCCTGATCCTGATAGGCGTAGGCAACCGCGTCAGAGATGGTCGCATAGCTCTGCCAGGCGAATTCGACCGCCAGTGTCGAGATGCGGATTCCCACGTAGGATCCCATCATCTTCGCCACGCCCTGCCCGCGCTCGTTCAGGGAAATCCAGCACACGGTATCGTTCGCCTGCACTGTGCCGAAGGCCGCCGCCGCCCCATCTTCGAGGAATGCGCCTTGAATCGGGATGAATGGCGGGTAGCCGGCGCCGGCGTTGTAGTAGGCGATGGATTTCTTGCCGGAGAAAAACCAGACTTCCCGGTGATCGACTTTCATCGAAACGATATTGTCGGGGAAGTAGGAGATGGTCGAGATAAACAGGCCGCTCCAGGTGGTGCCGTCTTCGAGGTTTGAGACCTGAAAAGTATTCGAGTTCTGGATGGTCGCGAAGAAATAGCCGTCGCAGAAATCGATCTGCAGCACCGGCCCGTTGAACTGCCCCATATTGACGGCAAAGAATTCGTTCGCCGGATGAAAGACGCTGCTCGAATCGGTGAAGGCGGTTAAGACGAAGATATAGAGATCGCCGTTCGAGAGAATCAACAGGTGGGTCTGGCAGGAGAAAATCTGCGTCGGCGAAGTCGGCGGCCCGTTCAGCTCGCCCCACTGCGTGAAGTTCGGCGTCTTGCTGGGCAGTAGTTCGTAAAAGTTCGATGCAGCCGCGAAACCGCGCCCATTCACCGTAAACAGTCCCGGCACCGACGCTTCGGGCAACTGATAAACGATCTGCGTTCCCGGCGTGTGCATCAGCGTGACAGCGGCTTTTGCTCCCGGCGTCTCCGGAGTTTCCGGGTACAAATTCATACACTCTTCCGCATCCACGTTGGGGGATTGGAGAAGGTAAGCGCCGGAGCAGAAACCGAAGCGGGACATGGGCTAGGGTGCTAGACTTTCCAAAATGGCGAACAATCGCATGTATCTACGCTGTCCGGTTTGTCCCGACGCGAAGCCGGTCATGCTGGCGAAGTATTATCCGACCACCGGCTGGTTTGCCTTCGGGGCGAGTTCCCCCGATGATGCTTACGAGGTGAAAGTGAATGAGTTTTTCGATAAACATCATCACGAAAGCCAGTGGGGCAGCGGGTTCGCGCTTGAATTTGAGATCGAGCCGGATTTCCCAGCGCCAAACCAGCCCAAATTCACGGTCAGCTTGACGGAGCCGTTCCCGCTGAACCCAGCCCCAGATTCTTAATCCCTTCGAGCGCCGGAACCACGTACTTCGCCGTAAAGTCTGCTACCGAGAGCGCCGCCGCTCCTTGCACATCGACTCGCGGGATTCGCACCGTCGCCCAGCACGCGGACATAGAGGCGTCGCGTTTTTCTTTCGGGTCGTGAACCCGGATCGTTAGCGTGAGTTCGTCAGCCATCTCAGAAGCTCCGGTTCAGATAGTTGAACGTTGTGCTGCGCTGATCCTCTTCGGCTCCGGGAATTCCGGAGTCCCTCGTCTGCATTCGTGGAACCTTGTTGTTGTTTCCAAAGATTGCCGAACGCGCCAGAGCTGCATCCCGCGCCAACGTCGCCGGGGGCTGCCCTCCCAACATTTCCGCCAGACTCAGCATGGCCGCACTGCGATACCCCGGTGGCAACGTTCCCGGTCCGCCAGGTCCGCCCAGCGGATCGGTGATAGACGAGAACTGAGAAATCAGCGCCCAGCATTTCAACTGCGTCTGGTACGCGATGGTTGGAATCGGCCAGAAGAAGAGTTGGCCATTTGGGAATGCCGGATTGTAAAAGAGATCAGTCGGCTGCTGACTGGTGAGATTCTGGATCGTCTGATCCATCCACCACTGTTCATCCCGGATATTCAGTGGAATTGAGACGACCGGCGAGACGTTATTGAGGATGATCGTCGCCTGCGTGATCTTCACCGGGCGCTGCGGCGCGTAGAATGTGGCTCCAACTCCCGGCCCGATCGTGTGCGGCGCCAGATTCGGCACCAAATTATAAATATTGAAGGTCGATGCATAAGAGAAGACCTTGCGCGCCGCCCACGTATCGGTGAGGTAGTTGAATTTCCGGAAAGCCCACTGCGCCGTGTCCGGATCGAGTTTCTCTCCGGGCGCAGAAATCCCCACCTCGATCAGCGCGTCGGTAATAATGTCGAGCGCCGAGTAAACGAGCGGGGCTTCCCCGGCTGGCGGACCGATGGGCATGAGTTAGCTCTTCGGTTCGGAGGAAGCGGGCTGGTCGCCGATTGAGGCGGGGGTCGGAGTTGCGGGACTCGGCTGCAACGGCGGAACGGGTTGCGGCCCGGATGGAGCGGGATTCGGCGCGGGCTGCGATGCCGCCTCAATCTCTTCCTTCGCCGCGTCTTGCGCGAGCGCGAGTTGCTCTTCGATCGCGGCCAGTTCTTCGGCGCGGTTATTCACCACTCGGGTTTCTTTCCCGAATTGCAGGTGTTTGGGATACTCCTGGTGAATGTGAAGGCTTGCGACGACGCTGATCTGGCGTGGCGCGTGGTTGTCCTGGTCGAGCGCATCCATCGCATCTGCGATCCGCTTCAGTTCCGCGGGCAGGATGGTTACGCCTTCCGGTAAGGTCTGCTGTGCCATAAAAACTCCTTTTTGATCCTTAGAGATAAACTTGGAGACGTGGAGAGCGAAGAAGATAACGGGCTGGCATGGCTGGCATGTGACCGGGTGTGCGATGCCTGCGTGAAAGTCGTTCGCGCCAATCCCGGTGCGCTCTGGGATGAGTTCCGAGTTCTGCTTCCGGACGGAAAGCAGTGCTTAGGTTTCTGTGTCACAGACGCCAAGCCAAACGGATTCCCCGACGCGCCGCCGCGTTTTTAGCTCGCGACGGGCGCGTAGGCGATCGCCGCGATGATGTCCGCCTTGGTCATGTCGGCATCGAGTTGCAGGCCCAGATCCTTGGCGTGCGCAATCAGTGTGTCGCGGTTCATCGCATTCAGCTCGAGGATCCTTGCCACATCGGGCGCTGGCGTTGGAGTTTGTGAGGTCTGCGTGTCTTCGGGGTTCGCCGACGGAACTCGGCTCTGCGACGGCCCGACTTTTACGCTCAGGATGGCGGGATCAATTCCCGCATTCGCCTGGGCGGAATCCTCCAACTGAATCTGCGGGGGCGTCTGAAGGAAGCCGTCCGCTTTCGCCTGCCGTTCCTCTTCCTTGCTTTTCACCGTGCGTGTCAGTGGACGCGGATGCGGAACGTCCAGCGGTGCGAGCGTCGGATTGGCGTCATTTCGCCGGCGCGTTCCTAGGCGAAGATCCTCTCGGACCGGGTCCAGTTTTGCCGGGTGATACATCACCTTCGGAAATTCCAGGTACGGAACCTTCTTCCATCCCGTACTGCGTTCCGGGTGATGGATGTCGATGGCCTCCGCCGAAGCGTGGTTTTCGACGATCTGGTTTTGCGTGTTGGCCAGTTCCTCGAGCAGCAGCTTCTTGCGGACTTCCAGTTCCTGATAGTTCATGCCTTGCGATGCCATAGTGTCTCCTCGAACAGCGAATGCAAATCGTGAGAACAGAACCTGTAAAAAAATGGCGGGCCGGGCTCCGAAAGCCCGGGCCCGCCCTCTCTTTTAGTTACTGAACAGTCCGAGCGAGGCGGAAATATTTGCCGCCGTGTCGGAGGTTGCTGAGACAAATTGGAACTGGATGTAATCGCCCACTTTAGTGGCGACTCCGTCCGCCGTGTCGGCGCAACTCGTACCGGAGGCTGCGATGGTGCAGGTAATGGAAGTGGCTGCGCCGTTTTTATAAACGGTGAGCACGTCCTTTCCCGTACCGCCGACAACCGCGGCGCTCGAATTGACGTGAAGATTTGCCAACTCGCCGTCGGTTGCGACCGTATAGCTGAACGTGGCCGTAGTTGCGCCTGAGCAGGCTGCTCCGTTCAGATATTCGGTTTGCGCCGATCCCGCCGTGCCGGTACAGAAACCGGCCGGTACAGTGGTCGCGGCGCTCCAGGCGGAACCGGTTCCCGAGTGGAACCAATTGCCATCGGCTTTGCAATCGAACCGGAATCCGTCCGTTAAGTTGATCCACGGAAGAATCGCCGGAAGGGTCGCGGTGCCGGCAGCGTTCGACCAGCAGGTTCCGGCCACGTCATAGCCCTGAAACAAGTTGGGGCGTCCGACATAGACGGTTCTGCCGGAAGCGTGGCCTTCGGCTTTGGTTCCATGCGTGCCGCGAGTAACCAGAATGCAGGTTCCTGACGGCGGGATGGAGTTGGTCACGACATCCATTGCTTCCGTATCCACCCAGAGGGTTGTCTGGACTTCGACCGTCGCATAGACGTTGGCAATCGAAGCCAGGCAGACACCCTGAGTCGTCGCGGCGCCCCCATTTACGGTGGGAATGGCGGAAGACAAGGTTGTCGTGGTTTGTGATTGTGCGCCCTGCTGTTGGGCAACGCCCGAAACTGCCAGGAGAGCGACAAGGACCGAAACTGCGAAAATGCTTTTGAGTGTTTTCATGGGTTGTCTCCCTTTCAATGGACCGCTGAATGCTCCCAGTTGCCGTTGAAGTCGGGAATTCTCCTCTTTAGCTGCAGGCAATGCGGACGGCGCAGTTGTCGGGATACAGCGCGCCGAAGCCCAGGAGGACATCAGCGCGGCATACCCGCTTGCGCTCGATCGGATCGAACATATCAAGCAGCGCGACGGAGATCCCGGTCTCGGGATCGGTGGCGCGGCCGGACCATTCGCAGGCCTTCGGAATGTCGAGTTCGACTCCAACCATGGCATACGCATCTTTGGTGAGGGCGAGGCCCTGCGCCGAAGATTTGCCATTGGGCGAAACCGTTCCCGGATAGGAAGTCAGCGCCGCGGCATTCGCCGGAAGCGAATCCACGTTCTGGTACTGGCTGCCCGGTCCGAAGATGGCGGGAGAGATGTTCAGCACATCGGCTCCGCCGCCCACGCAGGTGATAGCCTGCGTGACCACGAACTCCTTACCCTGTGCTGTCGAGATCACAGCCAGGTTTTCGGGGTTCACGGCATTGACGTTGGCGATTTCGAAAATATCGCCCTGAGCGTAGGTGTCGCCGGCGGTGGCGTTGATCGTCAGTTGCGAGCCCTGCTGATCCGCGCCAGCGACGGTGTTGGTTCCGGCTTGCGTGCCGGCCGTCTGCCGCCAATTGTTCACCGACTCGTACCAGTCGAAGCCGACCATCTTGCCCATCGAGCCGCGTTTGTACTGCCGGCTGATTTCAGAGGTCGGATTGAAGAATGAGGCGAGCGAGGGAATCAGGCTGGTGCCGACGGAAGGCGGATAGATCATGCCCCATTCGCCATCCTGCGGGCATCCCTGCTCGATCAAGCGTTGCCGCGCCTGCAGGAAGGTCGTCATCGAGGTGGGATCGACTCCCAACTGGCCCACGATGTTCGACGTATTCTGCATGGCGAACAGCGCGAACCGGCGATCGATTTCATTCGCCAGCTTCGCCATCTGCTTGTCGATGTACTCTTTCTTGAACCACTCGCGGCCGCGCTCCATCTTCAGCGCGCGTTCCAAGCTGTCCACCTGGAAGTGAATGCCGAAGATCTGGTTGACGGAAACCGTGGTGTAGATGCGGTTGATCGGTTGAGGTTGGAACGCCAGGCCGTTCGTTACCAGCCAGCGCTGCGGCAGTTTCACGCGGACGGTTTCGCCGACCGCGTAGGTGCGTTCGTATTCTTTTTCGTACTCGTGGGATGCGAACTGGGCGTATACCAGCCGGTTGAGCAGCATACGCAGAGATTCCGCCGCAACCCAGTCAACGAATTGAAAGGTATTTGCTGTGGCCATCTAGAATTCGTCCTTGCGAGCCTTCAGCGTTGTGCTGCCTTGGTCTCGCGAGCGTTCACGATCCGCATATACGCGGCCATGTCGCCTCTGGCCAAAGCTGCCTCGGCTTCATCCGCCGGCGCGGCACCGCGGCCGCCGAGTTCCGGAGGTGGAGGGGGTAGCCTTGGAGGTGGAGGGTTCACAGGACGAGCTTCCGCAGCGGGCGTCTTTTTAGGCGCGGGTGCAGCGGAGAATTCGCGTTCGATGGCTTCGAGTCGCCGGACCTGGCGAATGGGGTTGACGTGGTTGGTGTATTTGCCCGTCTTATGGTCAAAATCACCGTAATCCCACGTTTTGGTTTCAGGATCGTAGTCGCAGCCGTAAAACTCCGCGAGGATCTCGGGATGCTTTCCGAGATAGTAGAGAACTTCGCCGGGGTTGTCGGAATCCTTGATGAACAGATCGACTGGCGAGCCAGCCGGAATGGGCAACTTCGGATCCGCGGCGACCTCCATGAAGTCTTTGTACTTCTCCATCGCAGGCTTCGACTTCGTGATCACGGCTTCTGCGACCTGGCGCTGCTCTTCGGTCTGCGTCCGCGCCTGTTCCACCTTGCCGAGCCGCTCCTCTAATCGGGCTTCCAGGCGTTTGTCGTTCCACTCGTCGACGGCGTCCATCCATGCGTCGAGAGAGGCAAACGGCTTGCCGGTTTTCGGATCGGTATCGGTCAGTTTGGGCTTGGCGGGAGCGGCGGCCGTCGATGCGCCGGGCTTGGCAGTCTTGTCCTCGGCTGCAGGTTGCGAATTCTGCTTGTCGGCATTGTTTCCCGAGGGTTGACTGCGCAGTCGCGCGAGTTCCTGACGATCTTTTTCCCATGCGTCGAGCAGCTTCTCGAAGCGCTCGTCGGATTTTTTTCGTCTCTGTGGTTGATTTGCGGGCTGCGCGGCCGCGGCGTCTGCAGCGGGAGCGGGCGAGGCTCCGGGTTCAGCCGATTTGTCTTTCCCTTTGTCCTTCTCTTGCGATGCTTTGTCTTGCGATGGAGTGGCGGAGGCTCCGGTACGCGCCGAATTTGAGGGTTCGTCCTTCTTTTCGCCGGGTGTATTCTCGGCGGCCTTCACTTTTACAGGCGGGATGTCGCCGGTCTTGCGCCAGTTGTCGAGTTCGGCGGATGAGGCATGATTCAGCCGCTCCTGCACGGTGATTTCAGGAGTCTCGACGCTTTCAACGGCTGCGGCTGCAGGGGGAACCGGGGCTTCCGTGATGACGGCGGGTGTGCTCATGGAGTTTTTATCCTCGGAAGAAAATGGGTGGCGATTAGAATTACGATCCAGCAGGCGGCTGCGCTTGCGACTGCTGATCCGCCTGAATCTGCGTAGCCTGCTGCGCGGCTGCGGTCTGGGCCTGCGTTTCCGCTAAATTCTTTTCGTGTTCCTGCTCGGCGGCCTGCAGACCCACATCGTGCGCGGCGCGGTGATTCTCCAGCCAGAATTCCTTGTACATCTCCTGCTCTTGCTGCTCGTTCTGGTTTTTGGCTGAGATGAGCGCGACCAAAACCTTGATATCGTTCTGCATCTGCGCGATGGTTTGCGCGTTGACGTGGCTGGCGGCATCGGCTGCTCCGTCGGCCTGAATCTCCATCTGCTTGAGCTGAAGTTTCGTGTCGGCTTCCAGTTGTCGCTTGGCTCGGTCCTGATGAAGTGCGGCGTTCTCGGTCTGCAGTTGCGAGAGTTGCGCCTGCAACGTCTGCATCTGCTGTTGCAGTTGTGCTGGGTCCCCGGTAGGCGGTTCGAGAATCTTTACCATCTGGTCGCCGATCGGACCCATTTGTTTCAACTGGATCATCAAGGCGAGAAGGTGCTGCTTCACCTGTGGGTCGAGCGGCAGTTCGGCCAACTGCTCGGTCAGCGTTTCCAGGTAATCACTGGCTTCTTCGCGCTGAGAATCCTCTGTCGGGCTAACCGAGAGCGTCACGTCGTACTCTCCCAGCGTCATATCGTGATGCTGTTGCTGGCCCTGGTCGTCGGTGTATGGCTTGTTGATCCAAACCAGCTTCTCTTTCCCGTCCTTCATGCGGATCGGGACTTGTTTCGGCGTAATTTCGATTTTCGATTGCAGATCGTTGACGATGCGCCCTACGGCCACGATGAACCGGTTGTAGTTGTCGATGAAGTGGAAAGAGCCGATATCGGACTGCGCGTCCAGTTCTTGAATCGCTTTTCCCGATTTGGCGTTGGTGTCGTTTTTGCCGACCGAGGTGTTGTACATGCCCACGGCGGTTTGCCCGGCTCGAAGGAAGGATTCCGAGGCAATTTCCAGATTTTGCACCGGCGGATCGAAGGGCTCGCGGATCGGCGCCGGGGCTGGCGTCACGCCGTCTGGAAGCGTCGTTGGCTTGTAGTAGGTAACCGGTCTGGGGCTCCGGTTGGCGTCTTCCAATTCTTCCTCGTGGCCCTCAAACGATCCTTCCGGCGCCAGGTAGTTAGTCCGCGGCACCATGCCGATTGCCTCGACCTTGCAGGTCTGAACGTAGTTGTAGGACATCTGGCTGTCGCGCGCGTTGCGGATCAAACTCAGCAGCATGCGCTTCGATCCGGCGGCTTCGGTGAGGTAAAGCTCTTTGCCGAAAATCGGAATGACCGGAATCCACTTTCCCACCCACTCGTTTGCTTCGAGGATCTCGATGCCGTTGGTGAGATACTGCCAGATGGCGGGGATCCGGGTATTCCGCACGTTCAGGAGCGGAACGCGGATCTCCGGATGGCCGTCCTGTTCGGGGTAGATGACGAGCGAGTCCTCGACCCGCCCGCCTCGCGCGAGAAGTTTCGATTTCAATTCGGTGAGGATGCCGGCTTTTCCGCCGTCAAACTGAAACAGTTCGTCAGTCTTGTGCTCGACTCGCCAGTATTCGGCGACGCGAAGCGATTTGTCCTTGAACCAGTCGGGTGCGGCCGTGATGTTCGCGCCTTCAAACTCCATGACCTCAGCGTCCGGCCATCGGCGGCGGAACTCGCTCTTGAGCATTTCGTCGATGATGTAGCAGTGAGTGGCGTCGGAGCAGTCGAGTTCCTTGCAAGCCGAGTCGAAGAGCACCGAATCCGGATTGGGAATGCGGCGAATGCAGATTTCCTGATCGAAACTGGTCGCCGAGGCGTAGCGCAGCGAGACGCGCGCGAAGCCATAGCTGCGCTGCACGCAGTTTTCAATGGCGGTGATGTAGGCGGCCTGGGCGTCGGACCGGTACTGAATGGCGCGGATGCGGTTTTCGCGCAATTCGGCGAGCTGGGCCGTCGCCCCAAAGCCGCGGGGAGAAAGTTTGATTTCGCGAGGATGCTGCCGGACTTCATTGATGACCAGATTGCAAAATTGATTGAGAAAATCGCAGGACATCATCGGGCGTTCACTGCCCGGAGTTCGTCGTGCCTGCTTTTCTTTTTCGGGCCAGGGATCGTTAGCGATGAACTTCACGTCGGTTGCGCCCTGGTCGCGGATGGTCTGGAAGGCAATGGTGTCGGATTCGTAGTTCTCCCGCACTTCGCGCAGCAGCTTCTCGTCGGAGGTGCCGATGCTGTCGTGCTTATTGGCTACCGCTTTGTGGGCGACGTCGGGCATTTACTGAACGTTTCGAAGCTTCCGGTCGAGCGCATCCGAGGAGCGGTCATAGGCTTCTCGTGCGGCGGCGCGTTCCGCCTCTTCGAATGTCACGCGCGGCATCTTCGTCTTTGCGGCTTTCTGGGCGATCCGTTTGGCCTTCTTGCCGCCTACGCCCATGAACATGGTGAAGCTGGGGACCTTGAAGGCAAGATGCGGGACAATGGCGTCATAGGCGGCTTTCCGTTTGTCTGCGGGCGTGGCAAAAAGAAACGCCCGAAAGTGCTCCTTCGAAAGAATGCGTTTCGCGAGTGCCGGCGCGGGGTTGAGGAGCGAGATCCCCGCATCCATCAACATCTGCGCGGCTTTGGCGTCCACGCTCACCGCAGATTCTCCCGGCTTCGCCAGTTGTAGGAGTTCGACTCGCTCACGACGGATCGATTGCCCATACGGCGATGTTTTGCGGTTCCAGCTACGGCAGCATTGGCCTCGCGGATGGCGCGGCCTTCGTCGCCGGTGGATGCGAGCACCGAGTTGGCGCCGTCCGAGAACTGACGCCTCTTCTTCGGAGTGTTCGCTTTCTTGGTGTGACGCGTGGCGTCTTCGGGTTTCCAGGGCATCTCAATAACCGATCGCGCGAGACATTAAAATATCGACCGCCCAGCCCACATCTTTACGATCCAATCTGCGACTCATTGTCCCGTCGGAATCTCGTTCAGCTCCACACCTGGAGCGTAGTAGCGCTTGCCGTTGTGCGGACACGGGTTGCCGTTTTGGAGTTTGCCGCCGTCTGGGTGAGTGAGGCTCATGCGGTCCGGATGGGCCGCCAGAACGGTGCGCGAAGCGTATTCGAGCACCGACCCGCACGCCGGGCACTCATAGTTGTGCTTGAGGTAGAAGTAGGCTGGCATTGGAATTACACTTACGAAGTGGAGAGTTGGGTGAGCGGCCGAAACCAGCACATTGCTAACGTGCCGAGCAGAAATGCTCCGTCAGTTCGAATCTGACACTCTCCGCCATTTGCTCAGTTACTCCGGAACGCCTTTCCAGGGCACTCGCACCGTTCCGAATCCCCACACGTAGTCCACCGGCTTTTCGTGCAACAGGCAGGCCTCCAGCGTCTCAACCAACAGGTCTTCGCCGACCTGCGGCTTTACCTCTGTTCCCGGCCAGTTGTCATTCTTTGGCATCGAACTTCTTGCACCAATCGGTTCCCTGAATCGGCGTCTTCACATGCTTGCAGCGCGGAACCATCGCGGGAATGTAGGCGACGCAGAGTGAGCAGTGCTCGTCTTCGTGCCGTGAGGGGTGCTGGAAATTAACTGCGGCGTGCGTGAGTTTCTCGCTCGCCGGCCACTCCCCCGAAACTAACTGGACCAGCACCTAGCTTTCCAGTTCTTCCTCTTCGTCAGGCTCGTCCGCCTTCGTATTGCTTTTATTGGGGGACTCTTCCTTCTCTTCGATAATCGAGTGCGGGATGCCCATGTGCTCTGCGATGTGCTGCAGAGGGTGTCCTTTCGGCAACTCCACGCTCTCGCTGGGCTCGGTGAACGGATGCTGCTCCGATGGGTGTTCGTAGCTGGTGAAATGGTGCTCTACCACCGTCCCGCCGGTAGGATCTGCGCCCTTCATGACGCGGAGGTGTTCGAGGACCTTGGCTGGTTTCTTCGGCTTCTCCATTTCTCGTGGATTCATGCCGCCATGCGCGATGCTGGGACTCATGCTGGTGATCTCCTTGTCTGCAAACGGTTGAAACTCGATTTACTTCTTCGCCGGCGCCGCGGCGCACGTCAGGATGGCCATGTCGCCGACCAGGCGCTCACTCATCTTGCGTCCCCCGAGGCAACGGATGCCGACTTCCTGGGCGCCAAGATGCGTGACCTGGTAGGTGTTCGGTTCGGCTGCGAAAACCATCAGGCCGCCGGCGATCAAAACGAACATCAGAACTTTCTTCATGGAATTACCTCGAGTTGCCGGGAAGTTCTAGCTGTAGGTGCCGACCGAAACGGGCGTGAAAGTTGCCGCCGTAGGCAACAGGTTCACCAGCCAGGTGCGCGAAGTGTTTTGAGGCACCGTGGCGGTCCCGTTGATCGTCACACCGGTTCCACCGACCAAAGTCAGGGTGCCGGCTCCGGTCTGCGTGATGGTCAGAATGAAATTGATTCCGCCAACCAGCGCGGGATCGGTCAGCGGTAATCCCCATTGGGCCGCGAGATCGGCGAAGAGTTGCGCCGCAGTGCGCGTGGTCTGATTTCCCGGCACCGTGGCTGCGGAGTTCAGGAAAACCTGCAAGCCTCCGGTCAGGACGTTGGCGGGGATCGTTTGGGCGACAACGGCTGCCGCGAAGGCGGTGTACTGCGGACTGAAGGCGCCTATCAATTGCGAGGCGCTGCCTTGGGTGAAGGCGCCGAAGTTCGATATTGCTATTCCGACCAAGCCGAGCGTGGCAAAGATCACAGCCAGACCGACAGGGTGCGTGAAAAACGAGAGTGCGAGAGCGAGTGGAAGCATTTGTTTTGTCTCCGGGAAAATCAGAATTTCAAAGGTCGAACATTTCGGTCCAGCGAGCGATCCGGGCACGCTCAGGATGCGGTGGGCGGGTTTCGCCGCTGAACGCAGTCGAGTTGTCGCCGGCAAGCTGCAAATTCTGGCAGTGCGTGTTCTCTGCTACGAAGCACACGGGGCAGGGAATCGATAAAGCTTTACCCACTGGCTTCGCCGAGGTGAAGTCGCGTAGAAACGGGTAAGTGTTCGTCATTGCCAGTGCTGTTTCGTGCGGAGTCACCGAATGGATGCGCCAGCGCTCAAACGAATCAGCGAAGGCCGCTGCGTGATTCCTCTTCGATAGCCGTTCTTGCGAATTTCTTCACCGAACGGGTCTTTTCTGGCTTCGAGCCGCTGCAAGCCGCAGTGTTTGGCTTTATGCCCGGCGCCGCCGCAAATATCGCAGCAGACGAAATGGTTGCCGATGCCCACAAAATCACTTTCCTAGCTTCCGATTGGCCTTGGCTCGGACCGTCGCGGCCTGCGCGGGAGACAAAGTTCCCGCATTCACTCCCTGGGTAGCGCGAGCTTTTGCATTCGCGGCATGCGCCCTATCGGGAATTGGGAACCGCCGACCGGGCAAAGCAAATACGCTGTCCGCGAGAGCGTTGCGGGATTTGCTGGTGAGTTTCGCCATGAGGATTTCTTAGTACATCATCGGTCGTCGCTGCAGGAAGCCGGACGCCAGCGCATTGTTGTATTGCGGGGCTTGCATCGGCATCGGCCGCGACATGGGAACGAACGGAGCTTGCGGCGCCATCGGTGGCTGTCCCGGAACCGGAGCTGCAGCGCCGGGCACGCTGTAAGGCTGCGGGTTGACTTCGATGGGATTCTGGATGGGGTTCGGTCCCGGAGACGGGAGCGACATAGGACCACCTGGCCGCACCATCGGTCCCAGCAATCTTCGCGGATCGTTGAACTGACTGGCGTAGGAGTTTGGGTACATTTAAGACCACTCCGTTGTAGGGCGACGGGCGATGTTGGCTTTCGGTTTCGTAATCCCCACCGGCAACGCCCAGGTCAGACAGAAAGCATCGGCATCGTCGGGACTCTGTTCGCCGCGCGCCTGAATATCCTGCTTCGATTCGATCACCAGCTTGCCGGAAGAATTGATGTGGTAGCCGGGAAGCGAAAGCTGCGAGCAGAGAATGTCATCGTCCGGCAATCCTCCGAGCAGCAGCCACTCTTTGCATTTTCCGTACATGTGAGCGCGCATGTTCAGGAAATGCGGATCCGGACTGGGACCGCCGAAATTCACTTCGAAGACATTCTTGAAATCCAGCGCGCGCAACCGCTCGACGATCGGCGCCCCAAACGCGCGGTCGACAAACATCGCCGCTACGACTCGTCCCGGCCGGCGATCGCGCAGCAGCTCGGCACATACAGCGACGCGCTGCGATCGATCGGGATCGTGCTCTCCGGGGATGCGAATGGGTTTGAAGCCCTCGGGATTTCCGTCCAGGCCGCGGCGGGCGCGGATGACATTCCAGGCGCGTCCGCCGCCGGAGACATCGAAGCCGAGAATCAGCGGCTCGTCTGCCATGGCAAAAGCTTTGCGGGCCCGCGCGGCATCCACGCGCGCCTTGTCGATATACTGCAGCTCGGAAGCCGAAGGCGGATAGCCGAGGACGCGGACCTTATAGTGATCGCTGTCGATGCCGTAATCTTTTTCCCACTGCTTGATGAGTTCTTTGTTGGTGAAGCGGCTGGTATTGCTGTCGACGCGGCGGTGATTCCAGCGCACGGCGAGATCTCCGAACGAGATCCGGTAGAACTCTCCCGTGTTGCGCACCATCTGCCCCCACACGAACATCATGGGCTCGCCGTCGGTCAGGCCTCCGTAAGCCGTGTGGAAGATACCATCGGGAACTTCGCTAGCTTCATCGAACAGATACCAGCTCGTCGAAGTCTTCGCGTGTTGCCCGGCGAAGCTCTGACGGTTTTCCTCTTTACAGGTCTGCGCGAGCACCTTCCAGTCATCCGGGAATTGCTTGTGGTAAATCCCTCGAGCCTGGATATCGAACCAGTGACCGGTAATGCACAGCTTCGTCCAGTAGCGAATCGCCGCCCAGGTGCGGTTCTCGAGCTGCACATACGTGCCGGCGGTGACGGTGCCGATCGAGTGCGGCCGTGTCGAAAGAATAAAGTCGGTGAGCCAGGCGCCCATCGCGCTCTTGCCCGTGCCGTGGCCGCTCGATTCGTTCATCAGAATCGGCATGACCGGAGTGCGGCCGTCGAATTTGCGCTTGCGGATCTCCTTCCCGAGCTCTCGCAGAAATTCCTTCTGGTTGTCATCCGGGCCCGACTCGTGCTCGAGCGGACCGCCGGGTTCGCCCCAGGGATAGGCAAACATGACGAAGCCCAGCGGATCGTCGTAAAACTTAGCGACTTCGTCCGCGAGCTGCAGGTCGGGCAACTGTTCGAGTTGGGCGGTTGCGCTCATGCTGATTTCGCCGCTCGCTCCCGGCCTTTTTGCAGGCGGGCGAGAATTGCGGCGCCGTCACTAACCTCAAATTTGTCGGTGAACAGCTTGAAGTGCCGGCCGAGACGCTCCAGATTCAATCCGCGATCGGCGAGCCGAACTTTCGTGATCGTTCCCACCTCTTCGGCCTGACCCTTGCCGAAGTGTTTGAAGAGTTTCTCGACATCCATGCCGGCGAGGGCGTGCACCGTGGCATCGTCCATGTCGGTGATCTTTTTCATGCTGCCGTCTTCGTTGAACATCTTGCGGGGATCGAAGAAAGCCAGCTCGGCGAGGCCTTTGAGGACCTGCTCGGAGGTGATATCGAGCTTCTCGAGGCGCTTGGAAGTGATTTCGGCTAGTTTTTCCCGGACCTTAACATTTCTTAGCAGACGGGAGGCGGTGACGGCCGCCGAGCGCTTCCCGTAACCCGCTGCTTCCGCGGCCCTTGCGCCATTTCCGTCGACCAAATATTCACGGATGAAAACTTCCTGTTTCTGGCTAAGGTCCGCGCCCTTTTTGTTAACATGCTTGCTTTTGGGGGTCATGAATTAGCGGGGAAAGCGGTTGAAACCCTTGCTGGGAGCGGGTTTGCGCGGAAGTACAAACATTAGCATCGAAAACGCGGGCTGCACCAATATGCCATTTTGGTGCAACCACTTACCCCGCAAGTCCCTGAGAAACCAACTCGTCCACTTCGCTCTCCGCCAGCCGCGCATAGATCAGCGTGTTGGCGCCGTTGACGTGTCCGGCGCGGCGCTGGCCGGCGGGGACTCCGTATTTCTTCACGACGTGCGAGACGATCGAGTGTTTCAGGACCGTGGTTTTTGCTTTGAAGCGTGGGATGCCGGCGGCGAGCGCGATTTTCACCAGGTGGCGCCAGTAGGTCCAGCGGGTTCGCGGATAGAGCCTCTGCTTCGGCTGCATTTTCCAGACGAAGTCCGGCACGACTTTGGTTTCGTTCAACAAATCATCTTTGGAATGCACCAGGCGCTGCCGGCAGGGCTCGGATCCTTTCCCGCGCGTGTAGGTGATGAAGCCATCGGCAAAATTCTTGGCCTGCAGGTGGATCATTTCCGAGTTTCGGCCGGCATGGTGGTACTGGATCAGCATCAGCAGGTATACCGGGTAATCTGTTTCGCGCGCTTTTACGAGAACCGCGCGCAGCTCGTCATGGGTGAGCGCGATCGGCGCCGGGATGGCCCGCTTCCGTCGTTTCGTTTTAGGCAAGCGGGTTCGCCTCGCGCGGCCGATGATTCAACGCGCTGCCGAAGATCCGCTGCGAATGCACACGCCAAGCATCGAAGTTCAAAGCCTTCTCCTCGAGTAAACGGCAATACGCCTGGTAGGAGCGATAGGCTGTGAGTTCTGGAGTTGGTCTGGTGCCGTAGTGCAAATGCAGGAGAGGGCGAAGAGGGGTGGAGAAGGAAAGTTGGCGGGCGGCTGACATAGAGAAAAATTCTTATATTCTACGAAGCACAACTCATGGCGAGGGGCTTCCGGGTCCAGCTACCCACAATCACGCTTGCTCGTGGTGAGCAGAAAAAGTGAACGGTTTTTAGCTCTGCGGCCACTCGTTCCGACCGCCGCCTATCGTTTCGGCACTTGAGCCCTATGGGAAAACCGTCAAACCTCAGTTGAAAGTCATGCGGCTTTCGGCACTTCGCGATCGCCGCGGCGGCGCCGGGCCGGGAATTTCAGGGGCTTTGAGACTAAGTCCCAGACGATCTCCATGCGCTGGCGCAAATAGACTTCTGCCTGCGGTCGCTCAAGGGTGCCGTCCTTAAGACCGCGAAGAAGCGCGTGCATCGTCTGCACGTCGAGAGTTTGGAAAACGTCCATCACGCAGCCAGCCCCAACTCTTTCAATCCGATCTGAAAGAGTTCACACTTCCAGTTTTCTTTATCGAGTAAGCCCAGTTCGTTCATCCCGATCCAGAACAGCTCGCACTGCCAATAAGTGACGCGCGCGGCGAAGACGGCTCTGTGGAACGCGGGGCGCCGGTCTGGTGATCGGGGCTTCATTTTGCGAACTTTGCGAGCAGCATTACGATCAGCGTGAACTCGGCAGCGGCGACGATCACCACGATGCGGTGCCAGACGACGGATGTGACCTGTTTACGGAGTTCGTTCATTTCGGCCTTGGTGGCTGCCGTTTTCTCGTGCGTCCGAAGTTTCGCCCACGCTTCATCCACGGCCCGGCGGTAGTCGGCATCGCTGGCGCTCTGGTATTGGCGCGAGCGGTCCAAGGCGTCAAAGGTCCCGAGCTGCTTGGCTTTCTCGATGGCGTTCATCTTCCGCTCTACGTGGTCGAGTAAGTCAGTGATGCGGAATTCGCCGAAGTAGGGCACATCGGAGAATTATCTACGCGATCGCGCTCGAAACGTAATTCGCCCACTGCACACCGGGCTGAGAGAAGATCGAGCGGGAAGAAACCTTTATGAATTTGCGGCGGCTGCGCTGGTAGGGTGTGCGATCGCCTGCAGGTGGCAGCTCGTAGTGAAGTTTTGATCCATCACAGCGGGGCTTCGCGAAGGGAAGTAAGTTGCCGACGCCCATCGGGCCATCAAAGAGAATGTGTTTTGTTTTTTCCACTTCTCTCAGGGCGGAGTCGCGCACGGCCTTCGCCTGTTTGATGGCGGCCTTCGCTTCGCCACGCACCATCTGAATCAGCCGCTTGCCGATCCGGCGGGCTTCGCACTGCTTCACCATGATCTCGGCGATACCGGTGCCGCAGAAAGCTTTGGCGGCAGAGATTTTCTGAGGCGCATGGGCCTCCAAGACTGCTACACGTCCTTTTGCCATGATTTTGGGAACACGAATCCGAGGTTGGTGGAACTGGCCGTTTTAGCGCACGGCGGGACGCATGTACAACGAGAAGGAGCTGGCGCTCCGAGGCTTAAAGATACGGCCAGAAGAAGGGAATTCGCTCGTTACCGAGGTGCTAGAGACGTTACGAGGGGTCTACGACCTGAGGGAAATTCTAAGGCTTTCCGCGTCTACGAAGCACGTCTCCGCGTCCGGCAGCTTTGGGACAGGTACCTGCCTGCCGTCGTTCATTCTCCGTGGAAAGGGAAGTTACTTCGCAGGTTTCGGAGGGGCGCATTCCTCGGGGAACAGGTCGGAGATGCGCTTGGTGGTTGAGCCGAGCGAGATCGTATTCTTGCAGTAGCCGCGTCGCCCAATGACTAAATCCTCTCCGGGAGCATCTTCATCAGGAGCAGTTATCGTTATGACGTTTGCATTGACAGGCTGCTCATCCTCGCCCAAGTTAAGCCGATTCCGGTTTCCGATGTTCGACTGAGACCAGTGCACCTTTCCCTCTTCCTGCACGCGATGGCACCACTTGGCCCCGTTTTCGGCGGTCAGCAACACATTAGATTTGTCGGCGCATGAGTAGCGATAGTAATAAAACTTTGCACCTTCGGGAGAGTGGAACCACGTGTCGGCATCGAGTTCCTTGCCTGCCAGATCGGTAACGGAACATCCATCACTATTCGTGCGTAAACATTCCCACAGTTGCGCCTCTACCTTGATCGCAGGCACATCCTGCCCCATCGCCATCCCAAGGAGCACAAATAAAAACGCGAATCGCATCTACGTGCTCTCCATTGAAAACACACGAATCGCTTCTGCCGGATCGGTCGGGATCGCAGCGAGGGAACTGCTTTGTTTACTTTATCCGGTCTTGCGCAAGGGAACCGGGTTTTCTGTCATCGTCACCGGTTCCGTGATCTTGGTGACCGTGAAGGGACGCCGCTCCTTGGGATCGGCCCAGGTGACGTTCGAGATCGAGTGGCCGGGTTTGCAGGTGATGACGAGGGATTCGTCGCCGAAGTTGACGAGGAACGATCCGGTCTGGCCGCGAAGGGCAAGCGCTGGATCGTAGGTGTTGATTGACTCACCGAGAAGAAGTGGGTCCATGTGGGGGAACCTCCGGTACAAGAGGAAGGGTGACGCTGGAAGGATGGGGCGGGGAAGTGGCGAAGTTGGTTCAGGGAGCGGCGTGGAGAGAGCGACCCGAAACTCCCTCCACGGTTTGCAGCTTAGAGCGTCTCCTCGAACTTCGGCTCTTTCCAGACTTCGAGGTAGTAGGTTTCATCGTCGAGCCGAGCTACAAGGAATGGATCGATCAGCCTTTGCTCCTCGATCAATTCGTCCACTTGAAGAATCGCCTCCGGGCACGCTTTCTTGACCTGCACCGCTTTCCGCAGGGCGAACAGGGGAACTTCCTCTTTGCATTGGCCCAGCTCGACGCGCCGCCACGAGATATCAATGCGATAACGAACGCCAAACTGGACAGCACCCTCGCGCTCAATCACAAGCTCCCTCTTGCGCCAGAGCACCATCTCGCGTTTGTACTTCTCGACCGCTTCTGTATTCAGCGGTTCGATATCGAGACAGGCCAGCACTTCGCCGAGTTTGCCGGGAATTTTCAGCTTGCGACGGAGAACGTTATAGCCGAGCAGCGCTTCGGCTTCTTTGGCGAGGGAGACGTCGCCTTCTTCGTCGGCCAGCGCGACGCCGAGACGCGGGATCAGCTTGCGGTCCGGCTCCGAGACAGGCGCGGCGGAAAGATTTTCGCGAGGTCCGGGATCGAATAGTGGATCGAAGCCCTCGCTGAAATACCCGCGCTCGAATGGCGTATCCATTGCCCGGTTCACTTGTTCTTGGTATCCCTGCATCTGTTTGCGCTGCGCGAACGCGATCGCATCCCGCATCATTTCCTGTTGCTCGCGGATCGCGTCGCTTGCGCTCAACATTCGATTGGCCATATTCGCCTCCTATGGAACTACAGATTATACAGGTCGATTTCGCCGCCCTGATCTCCACGTAGAGCGCGTCCTTAGTCTCCCAGGTTCGGAGCCAGACGCTTTTTCGCGGCTTTTTTCGCGGCTGCGAGAGCCTTCTTTTCGAGACGCTTGGTGCCCTCTTTGATTTCCTTGACTTCGGCGCGGAGTTTGGCCCAGCGTGCATTGATAGCCTTCTTTGCGGATTCACTGCGCTCCTGCGGGGTCAGATTCTTGGCGCGAGCCTTCCCGCCCTTTCTGCCAAGACTGGCAAGATGCTCCTTTAGTGTGGTCACGGATTGAAGTGTATACCACTAAAATCACGTTCATACGTAACGGCCTCGTATCCTCATGAAAGCAATCCGAATAAAGTTCTTGACATACGTAACGGCTACGTATAAAGTAACGGCATGACGATAGATGAACGCATTGAACGGCTAACCGAGCGGCACGAAGCGCTCACTCAGAGCGTGGAAATGCTGCACGCCGAAATCCGCGATCTCAAAGACTCTGCGCAATCCCTGCTTCACATTGCGGAGATTCACGAACAACGTATTTCCCGGCTGGAAGATGCGGACGGGAACGAATTAACGCAGTAATAGACCGCTCTGGGCGGGTGTTAGAGCACTCGCCCAAAGCTAACCCTTGAGACCTACGTAGGAGGCCCAATGGCTTCACAAACTGTACCACCGTCCGTTTCCCCAGGGCAGTTACATCCCATCTTCGCCCAGATTTTCCACCAATTCACCGCAGCCCAACTCACTCTCTCCCGCCGTTCCGAAGCCCCTATCTACTGCGAGTACGAACTTCCCCGGTTCGGCGGGGAGAAGTGCGGCAAAGTTGCCGTCGTCACCAACCTAGAAACCGAGCAGGAAATGTGTCTCGGTCACCATCAGGCGGTGAGCCGTGGCTAAAACCTATCACGATCTCAACCGGGGCTACGGAGTTCTGCCGGAGCCGGAAGTTCTCTCAAACTTTTGGGGCAGGGTTGCGCGCTCGACCTTTCAGTGGGCGAAGGTGTGGGCCAGCCGAAAGCGGGTGAGCCAATGACCGACACCCTTTTCGCCGAATATTCCGACCTGGTGAAAGCCCGCGACCGCCGCGCCTATGAGTGTGCCGGTTCGGCGATCATCGCTTCTGCCTTCCTCAACCTGGGCGAAGTCGAGAAAGCGCAAAAGACCTTAATGGAAGGCATCGCCGCGTTTCAGGAAGCAGCCCTAGAAGTCGAGCAGTTCCACAAACGACAAGTTTCTTCCCCCGTCACCACCAATTCCAAAAAGGAGAATCAATCCGATGGCAACAGCACAGCAGCCGCTTAACTCACAGGCTTACGCAGAAGCCGCATTTGTCAAACATCTCGATAAAAAACCCGTTCCGGCGCTCGTTCCGGTCATTCCCACGAAGATCGGTTTCATGGGCGACCAGGGCGTCGGCAAAACCACCAGTGCCGGGCTCTTTGCCGCGGCACTCTCGGTTCAATTTCACTCGGGAGCGCCGATTGTCGCGACCGATCCGGAGCTTGGCTGGCAGTTCCTCGATCCAGTGATCTTCCGGAAGGAAAAAATCAAGCTGATCCAGCGAACCGTTCCCACATTCGCAGCGATGCTCGGAGACATCGCGTTCGCCGAGCGCGAGGGCGCCTGCGTATGGGCGGTCGAACTCGGAAAAATCTGGATCGAGATTCTGCACTCCCTCCAGAAAAAGAAGCCGGACAACTGGGGCATGGACCTGCGCTTCATGTGGGATGACTTTGTGGCGCGATTCCTGAACTCGAAGCTGCATTGCTTGGTTCTTGGCCGTATTCAGGACGTGATCGAGCAGGTGATGACCGAGCGCGGCCGCGTGCAATCGATCAAGGTCGGCGAAGGCATGAAAGCCGGAGGCCAGTCAAACAACTTTGGCTATGAGCCGCACCTGGTCCTGCGTCTCTACCGCGAACAGAAGCCGCGCATAAAGAAGGGCAAGGAGTTCGAGGAAGAAGGGCGTGTCATCCATCGTTGCCAGGTCACGAAGGACCGCACATGGGCGCTGAACGGCAAAGTATTTCGCTGGCCGGATCGCGACGGCTATCTGCCCGGCGACTTCAAGTATGTCTGGCAGAGCTTGCAGCCGCACTTCGCCGCGGTTCAGCAAACGATGTCGTTAGTGACGCTCGACGCCACGCAAAGCTCTGAGGGGCTGATCGATGAGGATGGCAACTCGGAATACTACGCGAAACGGCAGAGAAGGGAAGCGACGTCGGCCGAGATCAAAGCCTGTCTCGATCTGTTCTTCGCTGGCCAGGGCAAAGAGGAAAAACAGCTTCGCCTGGCGGTCAACGATCTGTTGTTCGGGGTGAAGTCCAAGGAAGCCGCCGACGCGCTGCCCTATGAGCGATTGGAGCGCGGCCTCCGCATCCTGCACGCCTACGAAAAAATCCCCGCCAAGAAGATGGACTCGCCGCAGGCCGTGCTTGGGGAAATGACCGAGTGCATCGCCGAGTATGACCGCGGGGAATCGGAGGAGTGGGACATACCTTTCTAATGCCCTTCCCGGCCCTCCGAAGCAGCTTGCGAACGCCGGGAACGAACAGGAAGGTCCGAGGCGGAGGGGCGGACCTTCTGAAAATTCACAAATTGTACAAATCTTGAACTTTTGCGAAAGGAGCCTTTATGCCATGCCAGATTGAAATTTACGACTGCGCCCCACACACTTGTCCCCATCCATCTTTAGCCGATTGTACGGAGTGCCGCCAACCTCACTGCTCCAGTCACGTCGCAGAATGCCCTCGCTGTGGAGAATTTGTGTGTCAGGATTGCTGGGCGGAGCACCTGAAGGAGCATGGGATACGAGTGGAAAAGCGAGTTGCGTAACCACGATATTCTACGCAGCGTTTCTGTTGGTTAGTGTATTCGGGGTCCCTGCCCCTAATCAGGGAGAAAGGTGGTCAGCGTGGAGAAACAAACACCCGAGGAACTCTTGCAGGACGTTGCCCTAAAGCTGGATTTGGCGAATATGGAACTGCAAACAATAGATGAAGTCCTCGCCCGCCGTCCAGCGCTCGCCGGGTTAAAACATCGGACGGAAAAAATCGAGCGCGCGTGCCAAGTCAACGGAGAACTTTTGACCGCGCTGCAGGGCGCATGCAATCACATGACTGGATTGAAGGCTTATCTCGCTACATGCGCCACAGAGGTAATCATCGAAAACCTTGAAACCATCATCACCGCACTGCGCAAGCAGGTGGAAGAAGGCGAGGCCGCAATCCGAATGGCGAAAGGGGACGAACGATGAGCTTCGGAATCGGTCCGCACGATCAAGGGTGCGAATGTGCGCGATGTAAATCCCGGAGGGCCGCGAGTGGGATCCCATCAGACGAACTCACGCAGGCTTATCTGTGGGCCAGCGAGATCGCGATGCAGAACGGTCAGGTCACGGGCGACGACAACCAATATTTCGTGACGCTTCGGCAACTTGAGAGCGTTTTCCTGCGGATCAAAAGCCGATGATCCGCCGCCACCCCATCCTGAAATCCCAAGAAAGGAGAAATCGTTGAAACCCAACCGCAAGCGAAAGCCCGGTTTCTATTGGGTGCGTTTCGAAGGCGAAATTGTTGTGGCTGAATACACCGAAGGACGTGGCTGCAGCGATGAACGCCCGCACTGGCACGTTCCGGGCAGCGCCGAATGCTTCAAGAACAGGGAAATTTGCGAACTTCTCAGCGAGAGACTTGCCCAGCCATGATCCGCCGCCGCCCCATCCTGAAATCCCGCGACTACCCGGAGCAATCCCTGCGCTATAAAACAATTTTGAGTGGAGCGGTGCGCGTGTACCCGGACGGCAGGGAAGTGTGCATCGATTCGACGGCCGGCTGGCGCGAATACAAGCGACGAGTCGAGGTGATGGTTCAGCGCCAGAACCATCGTTGCTGCCTCTGTGGCAGGCGCTTATCGCTCGCAAACGCTACTTTTGAGCACCAAAGGCGTCGAGGGATGGGAGCGGCGTGGAGGGACGACAGAATCACGAAGGACGGCCAGGACTGGAACGGAGCGGCGCACTGGGCGTGCAATTCGGAGAAGGGCTAAAGGATAGCACTCCCATGAAAAACTATCGCACCTGTTTCAACTTCGCCGCGGAGATCGACGGCGGGAGCGGCGTTCGGCTCTGGTGGTAGCCCCGGATGAAGTTTATCTGTACTGACATGCTCCCACTGGCCGTCAATTCGGATGATTAGGCCGCCACAATGCTTGCAGCCCTTTCGCGTCGCTTGCTTCGCTTCGGTCATCGCGCCCCGCTTTCACTCGCCCACGCTAGAATCGACAGCAGGTTCATCCAGCATGATCGGCACAGCTTCCAAGCCAATCCCTTACGACGATAGGCTTTGTTGTTTCCGCAGTCAGTACATTTCATCGCGGCTCCGTCCCTTCGGTTGGTTCAGACATGCTCGGCTCCCTCGATTCCGCGTTCACGCAAGTATCTGTCTCGTTCGGCTTTCCATTGCCGGAGTAGTCGATTACGTGCTTTGCGGGAAGTTGCCACACATCGTTCCGGCTGGCCATGAAACGAAAGAGCGCCTGTCCGAGTGCCTTCTGTCTTCCCGTCAAACCAAGCGGAAGCAACGTCATCCGATACAGCAAAACTTCCGCCATCGGCTCTACCATCCAATCGGTCAACACCACTTGCCCGTTCTCTTCGCGGTAGCTCATGGGGAGTTCCTTTTGGCTACAAAGCACAACTGTTGGTCAAAGCAGATCGGGTCCCTACCCACGATCAGGAGAGACCCGAAATTGATTCGTCAAATCTTGTTCGTTCCCTCGACTTGCCGCGCCTCGCGATCCAGTTTTCGCTTCATCGACCACAGAAGCGCCTCGTCTAATTTCGTGATAATCACGGAGTTCTCTCGGCATGGGAATGCTTTATTGAAGCCTTCGATTTTCTCCTTGACCCACGCAATCACATCGTCGATCTGGCATCCGTTCTCGCCGAACTCACCTGCGGCCATCCGCGCTCCTCGATGAACTTGTTTTCCTTCACACTTACCATCTTTCTCCCTGATTGAGGGCAGGGACCCGGTTTGAACTATTTCGTGCCACAACTTCGTAGACTATGAGCCGCTCCCTTTCCCCTCAGACTCTCAATTAAACCAGTTTCGCACTTCCGCTAGAATCTCTCTCTTCAATGAGGCGCATTTATCCTCATCCACATGCACGACTGGCGGATATAAAGCCACAATCCAGAGCCGTTCCCCTTTCCACTTTGCGGGATTGAGCGTGGCGTGCAGCGCTCCAGGCTTGCAGGGATGAAGCGGTCCTTTCATCTCTTCGATCATGCCGACGCATCGCGCCGGACCACTGCCGCCATTGGCGGGTGTGCCATCTTTGGCAGATCTCCAGAACGCCAGCACCGCGCCTTGTTCGCGCAAGAGCGAACCGCGCTCCCCGATGACTGATGCTATAACGGCCTCCCTGTAAGCGACGACCTCGGCCCCGTCCCCGTCCCCGTCCCCGGACCCGTACCCGTCCCCGGACCCGGCCCCGTCCCCGTCCCCGTCCCCGTACCCGTACCCGTCCCCGTACCCGTCCCCGTCCTCGGCCCCGTCCCCGGACCCGGCCCCGTCCCCGTACCCGGACCCGTACCCGGAC